CTCGGAACGGCGTAACACCCTGTGTTCCCTGTGTATCAGTATCAGAATCAGTGTACCCGATTTCTGCCGGCAGGTCAATTCCCGCCGCCGCGTAGATCGCTTTGAGCGCGGGCAGCGCAATGGCGTGCTTGTTCGCCGGGGCGCGCCCATCATAGGCATCAATCAAGGACAGCTCTAAGACTGGCCACTGCACAATCCGCCCGTTCCGGTCAACTCGGTGCAGGTGATTCGACCCGCTGCTGACAAACGCTTTCCCCTGTTTCGCGGCGTCCCAGATACGCCGGGCCTTATCCGCCGCCTGGTTGAGAACAACCCGATACCAGCGGCCATCCGCCCGGTCCTCGAAACTGACCGTCTTGCCGATGTATTCCGGAGTGGGAGCGAGCCTCTTCCCATCGTCCGCAATCCCATGATAGTACACGGCCGGGGGCAGAGGAAATTTGTCCTCATGTAACACCGTGCGCGCATCGAAATACTGACCGTCACCATCCCGGTCAGACGGACTGCCATACGGCACGCCACGCACATCCAATACCCACGCGTTCCCTTCCCCGCCGGTCAATGCTTTGACCGCGGCCTTCCCAGACATGTCTCCGCCCATGTCTTCCATGTTGGCATACAGCGCGCGCATGTGCGCCTCAGCCTCTTCCATCGTCGCATGACACTCGACCTTTTCGCCCATTGTGTCATCGTCATTCATTTTGTGGACGCAATACATCCCGTCCACTTCAGCAATCTTCCAGGGCATACTCCACCTCTATCCTTTCACTGTCTTGCGCATCACTGTCTTGCGCAGCTGCGCGACGATCTTCGCGGCCACCGCATCATGTTCCTTGCTCATCACCGTTTCCTGAGACCGCCATCCCAATCCGCGCATGTAAGCAGATTGCAGACGATTTGGGCCGACTACATAGCGGGAATACCGTGCCGTGTTGCGCAGTGTGCACACCATGCCATCGGTCGACCGGTCGATACGCCAGCGCTGGCCTAAATCCTGTGACCCCGGTGATTGCCCGCGCCGGTACGGAATCTCGATAATGCCTTTGCGCAGCGCCATTATCACATAGCGCCGCTGCTTGTCGCTCGTAAATGGCTGTTTCGGATGCGCGACGGCGGGCGGGTATGGCGACACCTTGGATTGCAGATACACCGCACCGACATATAACGCCACCGCAATGTTCTTCGGATGCGCCATAGAGTCCAGGCTCTTGAGTGCGGCGGTCATGTCCACTGTATACGAAACCTGCATCACACAGCCTCCGTTTCAATGATGATAAGGTCAGGCCAACACCGACAGTTATGTGTTATAATAGAATTGCAGATGTATAGTTCGTATGGACTAACCTGGAGGTCATACACGTGCCCCGAAAAATCGAAATCTCTGATCTGGATAATTTGCTCCATCGCTATCTCGCGGGCGAATCGGAGAACAAACTCGCCCGCGAGGCGGGGATCAATCGCTGGACTTTCCGACGCCGGCTTTTGGCGTGTGGCATTATCCCGCGTAATCAATCCGACGCTGAATTGATGAAGTGGGCTAACATGTCCGAAGAGCAACGGTGCGCACAAGTGATGGCTGCTCACGAGGCTACTCGAGGCATTCCTGTGAAACCCGAATCGCTCCTGCTGCGAGCCAAAACACTGGAGACTGCCTGGCACAATGTTGCCCACGTTGAGCGTGTTATCGCCCAAACTATGACCGAGCACGGGTTTCCTCTCGTCCAGCAAAAAGCTATCGGCAAATACAATGTCGATCTCACCTATGAAACCGGAGCCGTCACCATAGAAGTCTTCGGCGGAAACTGGCATTCGTCTGGTCGTCATCGTGCTCGATTTCATCAGCGTATTCACTATCTGCTCAATGCGGGTTGGCACGTAGTCATCCTCTGGATAGATGGCCGCAACTATCCTTTCGGGGGCAATTGCCCGGATGAGTTGATCCGCACTTTTCAGTTCGCCCGCGAAAACCCAACCGCGCCGCGTCAATATCGGGTGATGCGCGGTGACGGCCAATGTGCTCCCGCTACCAAAAGTTACCTCAATACACCGTCCGACATAATAGCTTGTGGTTGCAGCCTGAATGCGACCGGGCACCACGATTTCATTACCAGGTAAGATACAACGCGGATGAGCTGGCGGCGGGAGTTCCCAATCTATCCCCTGCAATTTGTTTCGCAATCGGCCGCATATCGGACACACCAATTCGTCTTCTCGCGTCCGCCATATTTGCCGTGTTTGCACATTCTCCCGCTTCAGTTGTTCCTGCACTGCGCCGGTGGCATTGGACGCCGCACGCGTGACTTCGGTCCGCGCGATTAGTGCGGCTCGTTCCGCACCGAAAAACGGTTCCAGCATCCCGCGTAACTGACCCTGACTCCACTGCTGGTCAAAGTACTGCCCGACGTAATGCTCGACCGCCGTCTGCTGCGTAAGCGTGATTTGCCGCGCAAGGTCCGCGCCATACTGCGCCATATTGCGCTGTAACCAGCGGTCCGCATACTCAGCCGGAAACGTGTATCCCAGCGCCGCTTCATCGGCCACCCATGCCGCCCGGAACACAGCGAATAATTCGGTAGTAACGATCCCGCGGATGCGCGCTTCAATGTCTCCCCAAAAAGCCGCAGTCAGATTAGACACGTCCATATCTGTGCCCAGTGTGCGCATGATCTCCGCAAGCAGCCCCAGGGCAGCCAGTCGGCGGATAATCTGATTTTCGTAATCGTCGCGATCAGCTAAATTCGCCATTGTAATATTTTCCCCATGCCCGCAGATCTACCTCATCAAACACGCGCATCAATTCTGCGCCGGTCTCAACCCGTTCCAATCCGCCCTTTATCCAACTCATCAGCGGCGCCGGAATAATGTCGCTCTCGAAGTCCAGTGCGGCGTGAAAGTTTTTACCAACCAATCGATGTTTTGCCATCTTGCGCCAGCGCCGCATTTCGTCTTCCATCGCGGACAGCGCCTGAGACTTCATGCTCACCTCGGCCTCCTGCGCCAGTCGGTTCACCGCTTGTGTGATAGCCTGGTCGTCCGGCGCCGTGTCAGTCATAGCCGGGGGGGAAGGGGCAAACGGCGCGGGTTTCGTGATTTCCGCCATCAGCAGCGCGCCGCGTTCGTCGCCAATCGACTCGTCCCCATACCATCGCGCGCGAACTTCATCCAGCGTATGCGTGCGCTCATAAGCGTCCTGCTCCTGAAGTTCCAGCACTCGGTCGGTCTTGCGCACGTCATCAAACTCACACATCAGATTATCGCCATACAAAGGCAACAGATCATTCGTGATTTTCTCAGCTATCTGCTGATGCATGGGCCAGATGCACATATCCAAAAACGTTGCCCGCCCGGCGACGGCATTTGCTTCGGTGGCATTGATTGCCAACAGGGACGCCAGACCCGGCGCGAACACGGCGAATATTTCTTCTTTGGTGAACTGGCGGCCTTCCAGAAATTCGAGGTCTTTCTGACTGACTCCCATCTGTAGCCAACTCACGCCCTTCGCCCCCGCGCCACGCAGCAGCATAAGCGACCGGCGCACACCGCCGTGCTCGTCAATCAATTCGCGCTTGATGCGCTCCCATTCCGGGTCCTGCACCATGTCCGCCCATACCAGCGCGCCGGGAATTTTCGCGTTGTCTTTCGCAAAAACGTTAGCGTTCCACTCCACCGCCTTGAGGTCCCCCACAACCTGCCCGGCCAGCGCCTCAATCGGGGATAGCCCAATGTATCGATTCGTCGGATGAAACGCCTTGAAGTGTACGATCTCATCCGGAGGGATAATTAGTTCCGTCATGCCGAAGCCCGGGTTGTATGCATAGTGTTGAATGCCCATGTTCCCGTCCGGCACGGGCAGAATCTTGCCCGGCGAAATACCCCATATCTCGGTCGGTTCGCTAGTCTCGTCTGGCTTATTCAGCCACCAGTAGGCGTTCCCGGACAAGCGCCGGTATGCGAACGTCTCAACTAACAATTCAAACCGTGATTGGAACGGGTTCGGCCGCTGCAGCTTCAGTTCAAATGGATGGTTCTCAACGTCCTCGATGCCTTCCCCTATGCGCAATTTGACACTCAGCGCGCTGCCGGCCGCCGCCTCTGCCACCTGTGTCACGGCGATAAACACCCATGACAACTTCTGCATGAGCGTGACCTGGTTCTCCACCGTGCTGTAATCCGGCACTGACCAGCGATCATCGCGCGTCACTAACCGGTCTCCGCCCGTGCGCGCCTTCGCATAACCCAGCCGATGTAACGCTCGATCCAGAATACTCATGCTCTCCGCCAATCAGATAAAGGCGATCAGGTCTTCTGCCTTCGGTCTCGTGACCGCGTGCCATGCAATCGCCAGCGCCATCACCGTATCGTCGTGCATCCCGTCCGGCGCGCTGTACTGGCTCCGACCGGTCGTGGATACCTTGCGCTCAAATGCCATCAGTTCCCCTTTGAGCACGGGATCATCCAAACACGCAATTTCGCTCCGATCAAACGCCAGAACAAGGCTCTCAATCAGTGGCGGCTTACTGACACCGGTCGTCTCGAATGGGCGCACAGGCAGCCCGTCCCGTACCAGCGCCTCAATGTTTGGGCCGCCGATACTATTCGATTCCGCATAGATGACCTCCGGGTTCCACTTCTGCGCCAGCGTCATCAATCGACCTCGTTGTAAAGCCCAGTCCACCCCATTGAAGCGGTCCATATCCACCACGCGGCGCGTCTCCCGGTCCATCACAATCAGCACAGTGAAATCGCGCACCTGTGCCCAGTCCACACCCATGACGAACCGGCCCTCGAATGGTTCGACCCGCGGCAGCACACAGATACTGTCCACATATCGGAATACAGCGCCCTGTCCCTCCAGAAACTGTGCGAGTATCTCCTGCTGATAATCCTCTTCCGTCATCTCGCCCGTGAGCGCCTCAAGTGCCGCTTCCGACAGGTAGGGGTTTTCGGTAGTGGCGAAGTTCCAGACTGTCCAACGGTCACTGCCCGACGCCTGGGCATCACGCGCTCTGATAAAATGCTGGAAAAACCAGTTCCGGCGTTTCGGCGTGCTCATGAACCATGCCCCGCCGTCCCGCGCCAATAGCATTGGGATACCGACCTGCGACCACACGCGCGCGTCCAGATACGCGCACTCATCGAAATAGATACGATCATAGTGTCCGCTGCGCAAGGTGTCCGGCTGACTGGCCGTCTGCACGTCCAACAGACCATCGCCCAACCGCATGATCCGGCGGCTATCGTGCCGGTACGGGCGCAGGTCCTCGGTGAACCGTTTCACATATTCCCAGAACTGGTCAGTCTGTTTTTGCGACGGCGACGTGTACAGCGCGCGCTTCCCGGCGATCAGGCAGTCGCGCGCATCCAGCGCACACAGGATCGTCTTGCCCACTTGTCGCCCACACGCGATGACCTTGTACCGTGCCGGGTGATCCTTGATGGCCTGCTGGAGCGGGTAAGGAGTCGGCAGATCAATCGTCGATTCCAGAAGTAAGCTGTCCAATTCCACGAGTTCTTGCGGTGTCAAGTAGGACAGCAACTCGGCTAATTCGTTCTTCGACGGTAACGGTTCCAGTATGTTCAATGCGTTCGGTAGGTCGGTTTTCAAGGACATTTAGTTTGTCCGATAGGATTCCAACCACAACACCCAGATCGCGGTACG